AGAGATTGGTATTGGGAAGATCGATGAACACCTTGGCATAACCATCTTCATCCACGTCGGACAAAAATCTCCCAACAACCAGATGGGCTGGATTGTTTTCATCCATGCCTAAATCAGACGCAGAAATATTTCCACTGTGTCCCAGATAAGCAGGATCGCCACCATTAGGATCTGTGCCCTCTAAGTTACTGGTCACAACCCATCCCTTTTGGAGAAGCGTAACCTTGCCACCCTTTTGCACTTCATCTTTATGTTGGTTAAGGTGTTGACGGGTAAGATCAATATTCACCATATCGTTCACCAAAAGACCAACAGGAATCTTACCGGATGGATTAGCAACATAAGTAACAAGAGCTGTACCATCATCCATTGATGCGCCAGATCCAGCCGTATTAATAGTTACCACACCACCTCTCGTCGCAGCTTCATTCATAAAGAATGAAATGTCAGTTTGTAACGTACTTCGGTCAGTTTTAAGAGCCATTATATCTCTCCTTTTATTATAAAAAACTAAATTATTCTTTAACAGGAACCGATTGAAGAACAGAACCAAGCCATTCACTTGCTATAGCTCGCAAATCATCTTGGGGCTCATCTGCACCAACGGCTTCCGCAATAGCGACTTCTGCTGACTCTTCAGCATTTTCCAAAACTTCGTCACTAGCTTCAGCTGAATCCACTTCCTCATCAAGCTCCGCTTTTTTCTTCATTGCGGGAGCTTCTTCCTCTTTATCTTCATCTTTTTTCTTTGGTGGCCATTCACCCTTTTTCTTCATTTGCGCCGTGAGAACAGACACAATTGCCCCAAAGGTATCATCGTCGAGCGCAGAAAACTTTTCCACTGTAGCAATGGCTTCGTCGCCCTGCAAACCGATTTCCTCAAGTTGCGCTTTTCGCTGAGATGCAATCTCTTTTTGCTGCATAACAGCCAAAGCTTCATCTTTCTTAGCAAGATCTTCTGCCAACGCTGACAGCTTCTCTTCCAAGGCTTTCGTACTTTCATCGCTAGTGACCTTTTCACCACTAAGAGAAGCGACACTCTCAATAAGCTTGTCCACTTCCTCTTGTTTAGTAGCCAAAGAAGCCTCCAGCTCAACAATCTTGCTCTGAAGCTCTTCTTGCTGACCAGCAGTCAACTGCTCTTGCAGTTCTTTGTTAGCAGTCTTGGCTTCCGCCAATTCTGCATGCAAATCCGTAATTTGTTTATCTAAACTATCGGACATTTTACTCTCCTTTAACGAAGATATAGTTATAGTTTTTGCTTCGGACTCATCAAACGTTTTATTGCCATCCAGTATTACACTACGAGGATTAGCAGGTTTTGAAACCAAGCCTTTACCAGAGAACGATAAGTTTCGTAACAGTCTGCCAACTCTGTAGTTATCATATGTTCCATTCCCGCCATACGATCTTAAGTGTTTTGTTAAAAATGCGGATGCTTCATTACGAGGAACGACACTCGTTTGTCCGCTCTCATTCAACAAAGCATAATCAAAATTAGGAAACAGACACTCCATAGAAACAAACCATTTCCCATCTTCAATTTCCGCGATGATTTTAGTCATACGGTCTCGCTGCTCTGAATCGCTCCACTCTGTATAGATTACAGAAGTCGTCAAAATATTGAACTGCTTAGGAAATTCACCGCCCGAATCAAGCTCTACCCCCTCAAAGTCAACTGCAACATTACCAGTAATATGACCAATAATGTCCTTTTCGTTGTGCATGAAGTTGAAAGGCTTATCTTCCGGCGTATTTTTAGCAGCCCATGTTTCTTTGGGATCAAACACATCATCATTCTTATTCCAACCTGTGCTAACCAAGATGGACTTCAAGTAATAAAGATCCATTTGATCTTGATTTTCAGCAATCAATTTATCAAGAGCAGACGATTTGAAAGTAGCAGATGGTTGATATGTTTCCGCCACAGAACACCAAGCCAATGTATTATTATTAGCTAAGGCTTCTTGCAGACCATCGTCAATTTCTTGTTTGTATATTTTCATAGATACCTCCAGAATCATAATACACAAAAAAATTAAATCCACGGTATTTATTGCCCAAAATCAGACAATGCGGCAAACGTGGACGCATATATGTATCGTAATTCGGAAGTGTTAGGACTTCTATTATTGATAGTAGTGAATGAATCAACTTTACTAGAAGTCAAGCGGTTAAAAGCATCAGCCGGTTTAGTATTTGTGTCTAATAGCTGCTTCACAATCTCAGGGGTAATATCCATATACGGCTGCATTCCCGTTAATATACACAATTTTAGATGTTCTAATTGATCAATTTGCGCTTTATTTAAACTACGTACATCCTTTTTACTAAAATGCGATAAAGCAATAGGCGATACAATATCAGAAATCTTACTTTGTGCTTCCATGGCCCACAAAGTTGCGTTAGTGGGATCTCCACTTCTAGGCAGCACTCTTTTCTGTTTACGTTTCTGTGTATCTCTAGAAAACTTAGGTCTTCCCGCTTCATCGTCTGGTTTACGATTATCTTCTAATTTAGGAACCGGCTCAACAGGGGTCTCTTCTACAGTCGTCGAAGGAAGTCCCAATTTATCAAGATACTCTTCCGAATCCAGTAAATCTTTAGTAAGTCCTATTTTTGCAATATCTTCCTTGTGTTGGGGATTATGGTACGGGCCTGCTTTTTTAGGAGCCCCTTTATCGTTCGTTCTTTCTCTCTCCTCACGCCTAACACGAATACGTTCAATACCGGGTAATTCTCTAAATCTTTCCAATAGTGTCTCCTGTGAAATAATGTCCCTATCAGCCAACTGAATCAGCAATTGTTTCTGAGCCGCCTCATCTGACAACACAATAGAATCAAAATGAATTTCAGCCGGAAACCTGAAACCCATAGCCTTTTGTACAATATGAATCTCATGACGCCAGAAATTAGCAAGAATCTCGCGCCCATATTCCAATCGCTCAATCAAGGTTTTAAGTGATACAAAATTATTAGTATATCCACCACTAGTAGTGGCGCCGGTAAGAGTAGGTGGAATACCAAGACCGGCATAAATACTGGTAAGAACAGGCTGATATTTATCACCTCCCAAAAACCTATATACTTGAGACTGACTTTCCGTAAACTTCAACTCAGGACCCCACACCAAATCCATAGTGCCGCCCCCAACATTACTTGCTAAAATATCTCTAAGTTTATTGATGGCCGCTTTCGTGGGAATGATCTTATGGTCCAGATCACCAACAGTCCATAATCTAACATTAGAAATTGCCCCATCTAGCGCAGCAAGATCGGCAAGCTTCATCTTTTCAAGCATAATAATGTCGTCAAGAATAGCATAAATCATGGGGTTAGCCCATAGTAACCAATCGTCTTTCTTGTAGTGATGAAAACTCACCTCATTGAGATCAAGGGGGATAGTACGATCCCCTTGTTTCAATCTACGCTGCAAATCACTGGGAAGGGTTTTAAATATAACCTTATTAGTAGTGGCACTTTTCACCAACGACTCAGCAGTATATTTAGATAGATTTAGTACAAATTCTGGTTTTCCAATTAATTGTCCACCATGATCTTTTACATCTACGGCCAATGGATTGAGAAAATCATACGACCATGGAATCTCGCGCTTTTTAACCTTGAGATCTACAATCTGAACATCGGCCGCTACAGATCTACGTAGTTCTCTTTCTTTTGCGGCGCTCAATTTAGCCGTACGGCGCTTGGTTATAACGTTACCACATCTATAAAGATAATTCAAAAATCTTTCAGACCTATCAACACCACCAATCTGTTGAAACCATTTACGATAAAACTTTTCTATGGTTTTATTCGGATGTACAAGAATTAAACCCTGAGAAGCAAAGTCACTCATAAGATCTACTACGTTACGAATGATGCCCACTTTATCATATGCCTGCATGCACATCTTTATGATACGTTTTTGCTGACTAGAAACAGATTCGCCGGGACGAAAATTATCATAATCCTGTCGCAAAAAACTCGTTCTTACAGACCTATTGGGTTCAATATCTATATAGCTCGTGCGCCGCCCATAAGCCACGGCCTTTTGGATACCATCATAAGCCTCAAGGGTGTCAGAAGTTTTAGCATAAGCTTCTTGTCTTTGTGAATCGCTATCCCATGTTCGATATAGTGATGAGTCGGACATTTAGATTGATCTCCGGTCAATGGTATTAAGAATAAGATCGTCAATTACATTATACACAACTTAGTACAAGTCTTGCGCTTTTTCCGTAAACCATGATGGCCCATGATATAGCTTATCATTATTGAACTTAATAGAAGGATCTACTTGAGCAAAACCCCCAATAGCCCCATACTCAACAACGCTTTTTTCAAAGGACATGCATCTGGCCGACATGTTAGCCATCAACAAGGATGAATAGCGATCTTTACGAAGTCTACTTTTTTTTCCGGCCGCTACTTTAATTTCAGGCGTATCCCACCGCTCTCGCCCCGTAGACGTTTGCGTCATCACAATCATAGATAATTCATCTTTTAGCTCTTCGATTTCCATCACACAATCCTCTAATGTATCATACTTTCTTCCCGCAGATTTATCTTCCTCTAAAGACAGCCCAATACTCACAGAATCAAAAAACGGAAATAACAATATTTTATCTTCAAAATCTTTTCGTAGCCCGTGATTTGCTTCAGATAACCAGTCAGCACGAGCAAACTGACATAGTCTCAATATATGTAAGCCAGCATGATCATCTGTATCTTTTTCTTTTTCTTCGATTACAGGCCAAATGGGGACTTCTCCTTCTGCAATCTTATCCTTGTCATGTAAAGCTTCCATAACTGCAATTCCACCACCCTGAACATCTAGGGCTATTTCAAGACACGGAAATACTTTCATTAGCTGTCTAATCTTTTTGGCGCAGTAAGAATAAAAATCATCTTCATCAACAAGTCTAGATCTGAGCTTTTCTTTATGTTGTTGTCGCGTGGTGGTCCAACAGTGGACAATGCGTCTATGGTCTGGGTGTACTTCGAGAACTACAATACTGAAATTATCAACCTCAGAAGCGGGATCAACACCAAAAACATATCTCTTGTCATGTGTCCCTTTAAGCTGTGATTCAAATGACACTTCACCCGAAGGAAGCATAACTGGCTGATGGGGAGCCGTACTACATGCTTCTAAAAGACTACGCTTGAAAAACCCCTGACTATCAGTAGTAAAACATGCCCCATATTCCATATTGTAAATACCTGAATGAATAGTGGCTTTAGCCCGAGCTACTTGACCATCATCCATAAAGCCATCGGGTAGTTTATCAACATCCATACGAATCACTGAATATTCGCGCCAATCAAATTCGGGAGGAACTTCTTCCCCAAATAGCTCTTGTAATTTATGGATATTTCCTTTACTTTTGATAATAGAACAATACCGTTTCCAATATTCAGCAAAATGATTAAAATCATAATATGCAGTACCTGACAATATA